CTACGCCAATAACGCCCTTTCAGCCGCCGCAAGTTCGTCAGCATCGTCACCGCGCGGGAAAAGGTGGCCATATCGGTCCATGGTCATTGCGATGGTCGAATGCCCCATTCGCTCCTGGACCACTTTTGCCGGTAGTGCGAGGCCGCCGTCTTCCTGCCGATTGATACACCATGAAGCGTAGAAGTGCCTCAGAGCATGCATGCCGGGATATTTGGCGGCGAGGATTGCTTTCCCCTCCCCGTCAACTTCGCCAATATCTATCGTGATCCCGGCCGCGATCTGGATCGGCTGAAGGCCGCGCCGAACGATATTGTTCAAGCCCTCGATATTACCTGCACCATTCGGAAACACGAGCTCTTGTTCCAGAACGCGGTTGCCATTGTGATCGAATTCGCCTGTGTCGCGCTTCGGGCAGATTAACTTCCATTCCCGGAGCGCATTGATAACCATGGGCGGGGTTGGAACCGACCGCTCGCTGGTTCCAGATTTCGGTGGACCGATCTCGTTGAAACGGTCGGCGCGCTGCCGCACATGGATTTCGCGGCGGTCAAGATCGACGTCCTGCCAGCGTAGGCCGCGCAGCTCGGATGCACGCAAGCCGGTGAAGATCGCAGTCAGCAGCAGTGGCCGCCATCGGCCGTGCAAAGCCGCAACAAGCGCTTTGACCTCCTCGCGCGAGGGAATGTCCTCGCCGACCTTAAGTCTGCCTTTCTGACGGACTGTCTGGCGTTTCTCATTGGTCCGGCGACGGCCTTTGAGATCGCGCACAACGTTGCGTCCAACGAGACCCCTCTCCTGAGCATCTGCCAGCAGCGAACCGAGACTCACAAGTACCTTGCGCACCATTTGTGGCGAGCGTTCAGCCGCGCGGAGTTCGTCTTCAAATGCACGGATGGTTGGCACATTGAGCCCAGAGAGCTTTAGCTCACCTATAAAGGGGGTGATATGCCGGTCAAGATGACATCGGTAGTTGGCAACCGTAGTGCGCTCAAGGCCAGCGGCTTCCGCGCTAGCTATCCAGAACCTTCCAGCCTGGCTAACCGTTGCACTGGCACTATCCGCAACATGAATCCCGTCACGCACTTCAGTTGAGGCTCTAAGCGCAAATTGATCAGCTTGCTTCTTGAGCCGGAATGTCTTTTGGCGACGCTTGCCTTGGTTATCAACATAGTCAACAACCCAAGACGATCTCTCTTCTTTCTTGCTATTATTCCATGTGCGCTTTCGAACAGACATAAAACATCTCTACAAGGCTATTTTTACGTTATCCATATCGGAGTCAGTGAACCTAACCAAGAAAACAACATCGCCGTTATGTTCTTCTTCGACCACTCGGAAGTTGGCACCAGACGCAGCAGCAGCTTTGTTCGCTTCCGCAATGACTTCCCTGCGACCTGAATTGTCGTCTTGCGCAGCAAATTTTGGAACCCATGCTTCAAAGAATTCGCCGATTGTCATGTGATCAGGATAGTAGTCCTCAAGCGTAGCGACGATCTCCCCGTTCATGGAACGTTCATTCCTTGCCGAGGCCGCCGCAATTCGGTCTCGCAAGGGTTCTGGCAGCCGTAACGTGATCCGAACTTCATTCTCATCAGCCATTCAACGCACCCTTCTATTCAATACGGATGATCAATAGCACTATTTTGACACCATGTCTTGACACCAATTTGGTGCGACACTAATTTGGTGTCGTTAATTCTAATGGAGTGTTAAGCGATGCAAAGCGGATCAAACGCAGCCATGGACCTGATTTGGGGAGCCAGCAAGATCGCAAAGATAATTGGCCGATCACCGCAGCAAACATTTTTCATGCTTCAAAAGGGAGAGTTGCCAGCAAAAAAAGTCGGCAACCGCTGGGTGGCTCGTCGCAGTGACCTTGAGCACTTCTTCAGTGAAGCTGCTGCGTGACTAGCACAAAACGGCTCGGAAGAGGCGGCAACCTCTCCGAGCCATGGTTCAAATTTCCCGCTAGGAAGTAAATATGAACGGAAACACCGATAGCATGGCTTCGGGTGGAGAGACAATTGCCTCAACACCCGGCGTTTCGACCTCGGCACGGAGCGCAGGTGGCAGCACAAAGGCCTTTACGCGTGACGACTACATCAATCTGAATGACGAACTCTGCTCCGTTCGCGATCTTATGAGGGTCATCGAGCTTGCTGCCGGCATGGTAAGCGACATTCAGGCAGGGTCAATCAGCCGGGTGACTGATATTGCCATCGAGCGCCTTGATCAGGCTTTGGACAGGCTTGAGAAATTTGAGCCGGTGCCCAACGTCATCAGGAAGGAAATGGCCTGATGACTTCATCAGCAAAGACACATTCTGGAGCCGCTTCTGCGGCTCCATTCGTTTTGTATGTCATCGCAGCGCTCGGACAGTCGATTTCACAGCACTATCGCAATGTTGGAGAAGGCTATGAGCGGCGATGAATATACGCGCCTGCGCATGGCCTGGCTTGATCAGGTCTTTAGCGATGAAGCTTTGAGCAAGAGCGTTGCGACGAATGTCGCCTTCTTCATTTCACAGCATTTCAACCGCAAGCGTTTTGGCGACAGCGGGGTTCTCAACGCGTGGCCAAGCTACGCGACATTGGCCGGACGCGTCGGATGCTCTGAAAAAAGCGTTCAGCGAGCGGTCAGCCTTTTGCGGAACCGCGGGCACATCAAGACAAGGCATTATGGCGGCGGTCACGTTTCACTGCAGTATTTCGCGATTGTATCATCACGCAGCATAAAAAAGACAAAGGATACAATAACATATGGAGAGGGTGGACACGAGAGTCCACCCTTGACGGATAGCGATGGTTTGAAGGCTTCTGGGGTGGACACTGGTGTCCCTCAGGGAGGACATGAGCGTCCTTCTGGGGTGGACGTATGTGTCCCCCAAACCTCTTTGAATAAATCTTTGAATGAAATCTATGATATAGGCACTCAGACGGAAAACGAACCGACACCGCAAACGCTGCACCCAGCCGACCGGCAGAAGGCTCGGGAGGAAGGGAGCGAGCTGGACGTTCAGCGCATCACACCTGCGGCAGCGGCCGTTGCTGTGCTGTCTGTCCTGATCAAGGGACCGGGACCGTTGCCACCACCACCGCCAATCGTTCGAAGAGATCCACGACCAGAATGGCTGATGGATCATCAGGCGCAGCATGGCTGGCCGAACGTCTACGATAACCTCGGCAACCCCGAACGCTGGGCAGATACTTTCGATGATCTGGCTTATGAGATGGAGCCTGTTGCGGCATCGGAAGACAACCGCCTATGGCGTCAATGGTCGGCGGTTTATCGCAATAAAGGTTGGCCGCTGCCGCCTGCGCAAGGTCAACTGGTTCACTTCCCCGATTGCGGCCCGAAAGGCTTTGACCGCTTTCTTGCGCGCCTCAAGGCCGCGTTGAACGAACAGGCTATCGGTGAAGCGAGCAACGTGCGCAGGATAACATCGAGATGACCGACGGTAGCGAAACCATGAGAGTTTGCTTGATACCGCAACGAGCGGCTGGGTCGGGTGATTTTGCAGGCAGTTTCTCGAAGATTCTGAACGTCGACGAAACCGCGAAGCTGAGGGCCGGGGGTGGTCTTAAACTTTTGGCCGTTTTGCGGGACCGGCGCGGGTAGGTTTGCGCGTGATTTTTCCTAATTAGAGAGAAAATATGTTTTAAAACAAATAGTTGATATGATTGGGACCACTTTGTTGCGATGTTTCTTCTTAATTCTCGATTTTTTTCATGCAATGCGTGGGCATCGGTGACATTCGTTTGTATGTGTTTGGAGTAATTGGAAGTCTATTTAAGCTATTGAAAATAAACGATATATTTAAAATATCGCGCGTTTATTTTATTCTCCCGGCCTATGAAGATATGGCCATTTTCCAAAACCGAACAGAAATCCCTTTCCGAACCGACTGAGGCAGAGCTTGCGCTGTTTACCGGCAGCACGGGGTCCGGCTCTGGCGTTTCGCTTGCGGTGGCGTTGACGGTTCCTGCCGTTCAAAGCGCCATCCGCCTGATTTCCGAAGCCTGCGCAACGCTCGATATCCGGGTGGAACGGCGCGAGGGTACGATATGGACGCCGGATGCCACGCACCCGGTCTCGAAACTTCTGGCCGACCGGCCGAATGACTGGACCTCAACCTTCGAGCTGATCCGCGATCTTGTCGCAACGGCCCTGACCCATGACCGGGGCGCGGTGGCCTGGATCAATCGTGTCGGCGGTGAAGTCCGCGAGATTATCCGTTACGAGCCGTCGCATGTGACGGTGGATTTTTCCACCGATGGCCGCAGCGAGCCGCGCTTTCGCATCAACAACCGCCCGGAAGATGCCGGCAACGTGATCTACCTGCGCGGCCCGTTCGGCCGGTCGTGCCTGTCTCTGGCAGCCGACGCTATCGGCACGGCGAAGGACATGGAAACCCATGCCCGCAAGCTGTTTCGCAATGGCGCGCGCCCGTCCGGTGTGATCGAAATGGCAAAGGGGCTGGGGGACGAAGGCCTCAAGAAAATGTCCGTCGCTTGGCGCAAGGCGCATGAGGGCACGGACAATTCCGGCCGCACGGCGATCCTCTGGGATGGTGCGACCTTCCGCCCGATCACCTTCAATTCCACCGATGCGCAGTTTCTGGAAAACCGCAAATTCCAGATCCTCGAAATCGCCCGTGGTTTTCGTGTGCCGCCGTCGATGATCTACGACCTTGAGCGGGCTACATGGTCAAACTCCGAGCAGATGGGCAAGGAATTCCTGTCCTATACGCTGGAGCCTTGGCTGCGCGCCCTTGAGGGCGCTTTCCGCGTGGCGCTGTTCACGGCTGACGAACGCGCCGACTATCGCCTTGTCTTCGACCGTGACGACCTGACCCGCGCGGACCTGACACACCGAGCCACGGCGATTTCCTCGCTGATTGCTTCGCGCGTTCTCAACGCCAATGAAGGCCGCCACTGGCTGGACCTGCCGCCTTACGAGGGCGGCGAAGCCTTTTCCAACCCGCATATCAACACCGATGCCGACACTGAGGCTGCCAAGCCTGAAGCGACCGGCAAGGGAGACGTTTGAACCATGGAACGCTTCTTCATCGAAACCAAACTGGCTGTCCCCGACGACAGCGGCGCAATCGAGGGGCTGGCATGGCCCTTCGGTGCGCCTGATCGCGTTGGCGACGTGATCGAGAAAGGCGCGTTTGCTGGCATCTCCCTGCCGCTGCCGATGCTGTTTGCCCATGACCACGGCGATCCGGTCGGCACATGGACGGACGCCTTCGAAGAGGCCGACGGGCTGAAGGTCAAGGGTTCGCTTCTGGTGAACGATCTCACCCGCGCCCGCGAAGTCCATGCACTGGTGAAGGCCGGCGCGGTGCGCGGGCTTTCGGTCGGCTTTGTCACCCGCAAGGCAGCGCCCCGCAAAGGCGGCGGCCGCACCATCACCGCGCTTGAGCTGATTGAGGTCAGCCTTGTGACGGTTCCCATGCATCCCGGCGCACATGTTGCAAGCGCCAAACACGCCATCCGGGCTTTGTCTCTGGCCGAAGCCCTCAACCGCGCTACGGCGCATCTCAAAAGGTAAGCAAATGAAACACCTTCACATGCAAGCGCTGAACGGTTCGGCGCAGATCATCACCAAAACCGGCGGAGAGGACGATCCGGCCGGTATCGTCAACAAGGCGCTGGAAGACCTCACCCGCACGGTGGACGAACGCCTGAAGGCCGTCGAGGCAAAGGCCGGTTCCGACAAGCTCGAAGACCGGCTGAAGGCGCTTGAGACCAAAGCCAACCGCCCCGATGGCGGCTTTGGCGGTTCCGGCCATGACGATATCAGCGAAGAGCGCAAGGCCTTTGCCGCCTATCTCACCCGTGGCGATGCCATGCCCTCGGAAGAGCGCAAGGCGCTGACGGTTTCCTCCGATCCCGGCGGCGGCTATCTGGCCCCGGCCGAAATGGCCAATGAGTTCATCCGCGATCTTTACGAGTTCTCGCCGGTTCGCTCCGTTGCCACCGTGTCTTCGACCGGCGGGGCTTCGGTGATCTATCCGAAGCGCACCGGCATCACCAATGCCACATGGGGCGGCGAGACCCAGGAACAGCAGGAATCACAGCCGGGCTTCGGACAGGCGGAAATCCCGGTGAAAGAGCTGAAGACTTATGTCGATGTCTCCAACCAGCTTCTGGCCGACAGCGCCGGACAGGCTGAGGCGGAAGTCAATCTGGCCTTGTCGGAAGACTTTGGCGTCAAGGAAGGGGCGGCATTCGTCAACGGCAATGGCGTGCTTCAGCCCGAAGGCTTCATGACCAATGCCGATATCCGGCCGCTTGCCAATGGCCATGCCGCCAATATCGACCCGGCCGCACTGATTGCGCTTCTCTATTCGCTGCCTGCGACCTATCGCAATCGCGGCGTATGGGCGATGAATGGCACCACGCTTGGCCGTCTGCGCACGCTGAAGGATGGTGACGGCCGCTTTCTCTGGCAATCCAGCTATCAGGAAGGCCAGCCGGAAACACTGCTGGGTCGTCCCGTTGTCGAGATGACCGACATGCCCGGCATCGAGGAAAACGCCTTTCCGATCATCTATGGCGACTTCTCGGCCTATCGCATCGTCGACCGCATCGGCCTGTCCGTCCTCGTCAATCCCTACCTGCTGGCAACCTCCGGCCTGACCCGCATTCACGCCACAAGGCGCGTGGGCGGCAAGGTTCTGCAGGCGGCCCGCTTCCGCAAGCTGAAGATGGCCACGAAGTAAGCCAAACACCGAAAGGACATTCCCATGCGCGATCTCGCAAACAACATTGCCGTTCGCACGGCCCTGACACCCGGCATTGCAACCGCCACGCAAGACGGCCCGGTCATCGACCTTCAGGGCTTTGACAGTGCGGCCGTGATCATTGGCACCGGCGGCGTTGAAGGCGATGGCGATTTTACTGCCACGCTGGAAGAAAGCGACGACGGCGAAGACTTCAGCGCCGTTGCTGCCGATCAGCTCGACAGCAACACGCCGGAAAGCCTTGAAGCCGATAGCATGACCAGCATCGGCTATCGCGGCTACAGGCGCTTCCTGCGGCTTCACCTGGCGAAGAACAGTGGCACCTCGATCGCTGTTGCCGCCATTCTCATTCTCGGCAGCGCATCGACGCGGCCGGTTCACTAACGGGGGGTTCTTTGACGGCGACGCGGCCCGCCGAACAACGAAAAGTCACCTGCCACCCCCGGCGCTGCTCGTTTCCTGGCGTTGACGTACGGTTCAAGGTGACACGGCCGCACTTCATTCATCCACCACCCGGAGAGACAGACATGCCGAAGAAAGGTGCGCGCGTTTGCGGCTATTGCGGAAAGCTTCATGACAGCGGCATGCGCTGTGAGCGCGTTGCCAAGCAGAACCGGGACCGCAAGGCCCGGTTCGATGCCAAGCGGCCATCCGCACGGCAGCGCGGCTATACCGCCGAATGGCAGCGGGAAAGCAAGGCGTATCTGGCAGCGCATCCCGTCTGCGTCCGCTGTGGTTCACCGGCCGCCCTTGTCGATCATATCCGCCCGCACAAGGGCAATCACGATCTCTTCTGGGACAAGGCAAACTGGCAGCCGCTTTGTACGCCCTGCCACAACAGCGCCAAACAGGCGGAAGAACGGCGGATGCGGAAGGCTCAGCGATGACTTCTGTTGAGCGGCGGCTTGAAGGCAGCGATCAGTTCGCGTTCCAGATCGAGGTAGGGTCTGATCGGGCCGATCACCGAATTGATCTGAGGCGGCTGGTGAACGAGGGCAACCACCGGCCCCTTATTGGCATAGTCCACCCAGGCTTTCGCTTCCCATTCGGGCGTTGGGCTCTTCAGGCCTGCCAGACTGCGGTTGATGTGGTTCGGGTATTGTCGAAGCCTGCTGCTGACAGGGGACTTGGTGGTCCCAAACCGCAAAATCTGGCCGGTATGGCTCTGCCAAACATAGAGAACCTGTTCCAGCTTTGCCGCCTCAGGATCGTTCACCTCGAACGTCATGCGGCCGGACGCATCCACCGTCATCTGCGCAACCTGCCTGAACTGTGTCCAGTCAATCTCCATAGAACACCTCTTAAATCCGCTCCCTCAGAAAGGAAAGGCGATGGCTATCGTGAGCCTTGAACAGGCAAAGCTTCACCTGCGTGTCGATTTTGACGATGACGACGCGCTGATCGAAAACCAGCTGATTGCAGCCCAGAACCATATTGAACGGCTTCTGGGCTTTCGCATTGAAAAGACCTTTGGGAATGAGGGCGAGGGCCAAGACCCGATCCCGGCCTCTTTGCAACAGGCCGTGCTGATGCTGACCGGCCATTGGTACGCCAACCGCGATGCCGTGCTGATCGATGCCAGCCCGCGCTATGTGCCGCTTGGCGTGCGCGAGATCGTCAACGAATACCGCAACTGGAGCTTTTGACCATGGGCACAACACGCGGCCCGAAAGCTGCACCCCATGCGCTGGAAGACGCCTTCACCGAAGCCCCGCCCATGCCCGCGAGCCTGCCGGAGGCCATGACCGGCGAATGGGATACGGTGGTGAGCGATCTCACCGAACGGGAAATCCTGAACGAAGCCATGTTGGGCACAGTGGAAACCTATATCCGCGCCAAGTGGAACGAACGGCAGGCACAGAAGGCCATAGACGAGCATGGGGCGGTGGTGCGGGCATCCGACGGCAGTTTGAAGCAAAACCCCGCCAGCAGCCTTCTCGGCAAGTCTCAGGCGGTCATTGTCCGGCTATCGGCCGAACTTGGCCTGACACCGGCCTCCCGCGCCCGCTCCGGCATGAAACAGGAAAAGGATGATGACAGTGACCAGTTCGGCCTCTTCAGTTTCTGATGCTTACCCTGACTGGATCTATGACGGTTCCGAGATCCCCGATCCGTTCGGCTATGGCGAAAGGGCGGTGCAGTTCCTGCGCATGCTCCGACACCCGAAGTCACGGCTTCCCGGCCATGCCTTCGACCTGACCGAATGGCAGGAGCGGATTGTCCGGCGCATCTATGGCCCGTGCGATGCCAATGGCCGCCGGACGGTGCGCAATGTCGCGATGCTTCTGCCGCGCGGTAACCGCAAGACCTCGCTGGGCGCAGCCCTTGGCCTTCTCCATACCATCGGCCCGGAAGCCGTGCCCGGTGGCGAGGCGATCTTTGCCGCATCCGACCGCAAGCAGGCGCGTATCGCCTATGATGAAGCCATCGGCATTGTCCGGGCGATCCCGAAGGCGGAAAGCCGCCTGAAGCTCACCGACAGCAAGAACCGGCTGACAGCGCCGCGCAGCAATGCCTTTCTGGAAGCGATTTCTGCCGATGCAGGCACGCAACACGGCCGCACGCCGATGTTTGCCCTCGTGGACGAGCTGCATGCGTGGAAGAAACGGGAACTATGGGACGTGGTGCGCACGGGGCTTACGAAAGTGCCAGGATCGCTTTTGATGGTGATCTCGACGGCCGGACGCGGCAGCGAGAATGTTGCCGCCGACTTTTACGACTATGCCCGCAAGGTCGCCCGTGGTGAGATCGATGATCCCGGCACGCTTCCGATCCTGTTTGAAACCCCGCGCGATGCCGACTGGCGCGATGAAGCACACTGGTACCGGGCCAACCCCGGCCTTGCCGATGGCTTCCCCGATATCGATGGATTGCGCCAGCTTGCCCGCGAGGCACAGGAGCGCCCCGGTGAACGCGAGGCCTTCCGCCAGCTTCATCTCAATGTCTGGCTGGATCACTCCGCCGACCCGTTTGTCGATATGCTGATCTATGATGAAGGCAGCTTCCCCGTCGATCCAGACGAGATGGAAGATCAACCGTGCTGGATCGGCGTTGATCTCTCAGCGGTCAGCGACCTGACCGCCGTGGTGGCCGCATGGCGCAATGGCGACGGCTACATCGTCCATCCATGGTTCTTCTGCCCGGAGGACAATCTGCGCGGCCGTGCCGACCGTGACGGCGTTCCCTATCCCGAATGGGCCGAACAGGGCCATATCATTCCGACACCCGGCGAGGTGATCGATTACCGGATTGTCGAGGATCACATTCGCGAGCTTTGCGCCCGTTTCGATGTGCACGAAATCGCCTTCGACCCGCACATGGCCCGCAATATGCTGAACAACCTACAGGAAGACGGCTTCCCCGCCGTTGAAATGCGCCAAGGCTGGGTGACCATGGCACCGGCGATCAAGGAACTCGAACGCGCCATTCTCGGCCGTCGCCTCGTCCATGGCGGGCATCCGGTGCTACGCTGGAATTTTGAAAACATCGCCATTCACACCGATGCAGCGGGCAACAAGGCCTTCCACAAGGGCAAGAGCAAGGACCGCATTGACGGCGCGGTCGCCGCTGCCATGGCCATCAGCCGTGCCGCTGCCGGGGAAAGCAGCCTGTCCGTTTATGACAGCGACGAATGGTCGGAGGAGATGGCGTATTTTTGAGAGAGTCGCACAACGGGAAAAGACGGGTTAGCATCAGCATAGCAATCCTCAGCGCAGTGGTTGATATCCAAAGTTAAAAGTCCAGCGGCACGGAAACGTGCGAGGCTGTTGCAAAAGATGTTCAAACCCGGTCAATAAAGTGTGACAGGCTATTTTTCGCCACGCGCGGCGGAGCGCTCGCTCCAGCTACTTGAAGGCGGCAGGCCCCAAGTTCCGCGCGGTGCTAATGAAATGCAAGGAATGCGACACATCGTCCAGGCCGAGCAAGTCTCATAGCCGCTTCTTTCAGCACTTTGCGCGTGACCTATCTCGGGCCGAAAACTCTTAGAATCTCAAGCCAGTGAGGCCCCCACTTGCTGCCGCTGCAGAACCGCGCTTATGCCGGCAAAGACGAATTCCTATTTCTTGCCTCGAGCGCTCCATCAAGGCGGACTTTGAGAGGCCGAGGCGGAAACAGAAGTGGGAGCAGATGCAGCTGGGTAGGTCTCACACCCATTGGAACGAGCGACAGAACCAATACCATCCAGCAGCGGCGCTTTTCGACAAGCTGTTGCCACTCGGACTTATTTTCGCAGTCCCATACTCAGAGATATTGTTCGAACAGTACTCTGCTATGGCCAATCTCTAAATATGCCTCTACTAGTAACGCTAGAATGTTTGGAGAGGCGTCCGGTGAAAATAAGCGAAAAAGATCAAAATATCCTTGGAAAAGCGGTCAAGGAAGGCGATGCGGTTTTGTTGCTCGGCGCTGGATCGACGGCGACATCCAAAAACGCCCAAGGGGAAAATGTCAAGCAGGGTAGAGCGCTCGCCGCAGCACTTGCTGAGATGGGGGGGCTGCCCTACGAAAACGAAGATTTGCCCGATGTCATTCAGGCAACCCTTCCAACTATCGGACAACCAAGGCTCGAACAATTTTTCGCGAAAGAATATTTAAAAATAAAGCCATCCACCGAATTAAATAATCTATTCAAGTATAGCTGGAAGCGTGTTTATACATGGAATATCGACGACTCCATAGAAAACATAAGATACTCCACACAGACTCGACACTATTATAATGGAATAATTGATAGAGTTGCCCTGGATGGCGGCATAGAATACGTTCATGTAGTACATCTTCACGGCGAAGCCGCCAAGCCTGAGCATGGATTGATATTCAGCCAATCTGAATATAACCGAAGACTTAATCAAGACAAGCACGACTGGTATCGGCAGGCTGCATCCGACTATGCAGCGCACGTACCAATATTCATTGGTAGCACACTCAAAGAGCCAATTCTTTCCGCAGAACTTGATCGCGCACGCCCCCATCAAAACACTTCATTGGGTACAGCTTTCTTAGTCACTCCTGATGAATTCACCGCTCTACAAAAGGCAGCATATGAGGCGCGTGGTATCGTAGTCATCCCAGGAACTCTTGCTGATTTTGTCAGCTGGCTGGGTTCGACTATTGGTGCATCGTCAAGCCCCGAAGAAATAAGCAAACGAAAAAACGCATTCACCAATGAAATTTCAACAAGAATAGATGTTACGAGCGATGAAATTAATACAGCTAATGACATTATTATTCACACTTGGAATGGCACTAAGAAAGCGGCAGATAGCCTCACAAATCTAAATCTAAAGCAGACAGCAAGAGATTTTCTCGAAGGAGGTTCGCCTAGCTGGAAGCTCTGTGCTAGTAATGTCCCAGTTTGGTTGAAATCCACCGATTTTCTCTACCAAAACCTGAAAAAGGCCATAGAAGAAAGAGAAAGAATTTTCTTGGTTTATGGCCAATCGGGCAGCGGAAAAACGACCGCTATTATCCAATCTCTCCTAAAATACCTCCGCGAAAACGACGACGCCGCAATCTATGAGCTAAAATGCGATGTCAAATCGCTTCGTGCATCGCTCGAACTAATCTCTCGTTTGCATCCCGACGGTGGCGCAATCATCTATGTCGGCGATGCATTCCTGTATGGTGACGCGCTCCGAGAGGATGTCCTCGCATTTCCACGTGGCAAATTTACTCTGGTGACAAGTGCGAGGTCGAGCGAATGGCGACACCATATCGAAAGGCGTGTTGGTGATTTTACAGCCGCTTTTCAGTTCCAAAGATTTGTAAGGAAAGACTATGCGGCGTTAATCCAAAGGCTGCTGCAATACGTTCCGTCACCTAAATTCCTTAAAATGGCGCCAAGGGAACGTGAACGGCGACTCGCATCATCTCAAGAGCAGCTGCTAATCGCTCTAAAGGAGACTACTTCTTCCGAAAAGTTCACAAACGTTATAACTCAGGAATATGAGAACCTACCCGACCGAGATGCAAAGTTCCTGTTCTTGATTGCGGGCCTGGCAACTATGGCCCGCACAGGGATTCATCAGACAACAGCTCGAGAGGCATACCGAAAACGTAGAGAATCCCTGTCGTTTGAAGAAGCACTACGTCAACTGGAAGGTATTGTTAGCATCGATAATGCCGGACGCCTTGTCGCAAGACATGAACTATACGTTAGGCATATATTAGATAATGTTGCATCTTTTAAAGATGTAATGAATGCAGAAGTAGAAATACTCAGGACTTATACAAAATACTCCATACCGATTGTAAAAAACGTCAGTAGATTGGATGGCATACTTTTCAAGTTTTTATTAAATCACAATTTTATCGGCGAATTGGCACGGCGACGAAACGAGATCGAAGAAGGCTTGAGGGCCTATGAAAGCTTCGAGATTGAATTCCAGCTTGACGGTCATTTTTGGCTTCAGTTCGGCCAATACTTGGCCATGTTCGGTGAACTTGAACGCGCTTTGGATGCACTACAAAAGTCGATCGCAGCCTATCCTGGAAACGTTTTTGCGGTACACGCTTTAGCAGATCTGCAATTGAGGGTAGCGCACGACCGACCTGTATACGACGCCGTGACTTTAGCACTGATCGGCGATGCCGTGGAAACACTGGAGGACTTGCATGCTTCACCGAATCTTCAAGCCGACTTTTACCCGATTGTAACTTTGGCCAACAACCATGTTTCAACGTTACTGAAGCACAAACAGAAAGCGGCAGCAAAATCAGCTGCTCAACGATATTTTCGAATGATACAAGCGATGAGCCGCACGGACCTACAGATAGAGCATGCGCGCGAGCGACTCGCACACTTTATTACCCACGATACTTGGAAGGCCACACAATCAAAAAGCAAGCGGCACCGTAACAATCGCAACAACCGTAACAACCGTAACAACCGTAACAACCGTAACAACCGTAACAACCGAAGAAGCCAACAAAGGTGACGGATGACAGAAAATATTATACTTCATTTAAAACTAAATACACGAAAGCTGGTTTGGGCATGCCTTGCAGAACGCACATTGTCGTAGAGCCAGCCAGATGATTCGCCGCGCTAGCAAGAACAAAAGCAGCACAAAGAACGTGCTGTATGTCGCATCTATGTCGCATCAAATTGCCAACATTTCCAGAAAACCGTTGAAAATAAACGACAATCCCCTGTGAAATCAGACGATAAGAAAACCGACGCAAACACTATCTAACTTATTGATTTTGTTGGTGATCCCGACGCGATTCGAACGCGTGACCCTCAGATTAGGAATCTGATGCTCTATCCTGCTGAGCTACGGGACCACTCGCCTCTCAATACAAAAGCGAGGGCTTGATGAAAAGCCCTGATTTGCACGAATGCAGCGAGATGCTTATTCGGCAAGTCGCGTTTCAACAAGGCGGACCCAATAGGAAATGCCGTAGGGCAAAGCCGCGTCGTTGAAATCATATTCGGCATTGTGAAGCTCGGCCGTGCTGCCGTTACCCATCAGGATGAAAGCGCCCGGGCGCGCTTCCAGCATGTAGGAAAAATCCTCTGCTGCGGTCCACGGCGCAAATTCCTTGTCGACGGCCTCGTCACCCGCCACGGTTTGCGCGGCGGCAATGGCATGGCGCGTTTCTTCCGGGTGATTGACCGTCGGCGGATAGTTGCGGACATAGCTCACTTCCGCCACGCCGCCATGGGAAACGGCCGTCATTTCGGCAATCGCCTTGATCCGCCGCTCGGCGAGATCGCGGTGTTCGGGCGTAAAGGAACGCACGGTTCCGCCAAGCTCGGCCTCGCCGGGGATGATATTGTGGGCAAAGCCCGCATGGAACTCCGTGATCGAGACCACCAGCGCGCCCACCGGATCGGCATTGCGCGAGACAATGGTCTGGACCGCATTGACAATCTGGCTGCCGATCACGATCGGATCGACCGATTTTTGCGGTTGTGCGGCATGCCCGCCATCGCCCTTGATCACAATCCGGAATTCATCGGTCGCAGCCATGATCGGCCCCGGACGGATGGCAAAGGTGCCGACCGGCCGGCCGGGGAAGTTGTGCATGCCATAGACCTCGGCAATCGCAAAACGCTCCATCAGACCGTCGTCGATCATCGCCTTGCCACCGGCCCCGCCTTCCTCTGCCGGCTGGAAGATCAGCACCACAGTGCCGGCGAAGTTGCGGTTTTCGGCCAGAAGGTTTGCAGCCCCCAGAAGCATCGCCATATGCCCGTCATGGCCACAGGCATGCATCTTGCCGTCCGTTTTCGAGGCCCATTCCTTGCCGCTCTGCTCGGCAATCGGCAGGGCATCCATATCGGCACGAAGCCCGATCGTGCGATCACCGGCGCGATTGCCGCGGATCACCCCGACAACACCGATCCCGCCGACGCCCTCGACGACCTCATCGACACCGAAAGACCGCAATTTGTCGGCAATGAACGCCGCCGTATCGACAACGTCATAAAGGAGTTCGGGATGCTGGTGGAGAAACCGCCGCCATTTCGTGGCTTCATCCTGAAGTTCTGCGGCACTGTTCAACACCGGCAT